TTCACTATCTAAATGTTCTTGTTCGTATATTGTTTTTTGACACGCATATAACATATCAACAAGTTTTGCATACTCTGGTAACTCAGCCATATTAGTAGTTGAGTGCCAACCTTGAACATTAGTTCTTGTTATACCTTTATCTTGTTTAGACCAAGCTACAATATCTTTTTCAAGTTCTTGATTAAGAGTAGGGTGTTCTATATCTGCAATATAGATAGGAGTTGGAAAATGTAAATCTCTATGCATTATTTAAATGGTGTCCCTCCAAACCACATAACTAGTGATTGTCTTCTACCACGTGTAACTGGTTTCACTCTATGTCTTATAAATGAAGCAAAGAATACAGCATGACCTTGTTTTATTTTTGCAATTTTACCTTCAGCCATTAATTCTAAATCCCCTCCTTCAAACTCTGACTCAGGAGATAACAAACAAGTCATAGATATTTTTCTTACAGGTGGTTCGTGTTGACAGTTTACATCGTTATCTATATGCCATTCATAAAATCCACCTTCTGGATATTCTGTATATTGTGCCATTTCTGTAATAGCCATTCCATCAAAACCAAAGTGATTGCCATTTGTAGTTCTCATAATATGTTCAATGTCTTTATACATGTCAGCCATTTTTTTAAATGGGATCCAACTAATATGTGAAGTTCTAGTTTTAGTATCTAACACAGCACCCTTAATACCACCTTGTTTGTTTCCAACATAAGCATCTTGTTTAGGCTCTGCACGTCCAGCTGCAATAATCATTTTACATTGTTCAGGTGTAAAAATTGGTTGTGTAGTTTCAACTATATAAGATTTCCATCGTGGTTCTGTTATCATATTAATATCCGTATTCTACCCATCCTGTTATTATATATTTATCATTCGACAAAGGTGGGTTGCCTCTATGAACGTGTGTAAACTGTGAAGGCCAAACTAGCATAGTATTTTTTTCAGGTTTGAATCTACACTTTTGATATAAAAATTCTGTCTCTCCACCCTCGCTCACATCATTAAGATAAACCATAAAAGCTAGTATTCTATTTCTTGCTTTCATCTCAGCATTCTCACAATGCCAAAAATGATACCCTTCACCTACTTTAGTTTTTTGAATTTTTACTTCTAATATATTATGCGTTGCTAATTTTTTTAAATAAGAATATTTTTGTACATACAGAGGATAAACATCTTTAAAAAACATATCTATAAAAGGTTTGTTGTTATAAGTCATTGGAACATTAGTATCTCTAATAGTATCGATTGCATTATCAGATACTAACATCTCATCTTCTCGTCTTGGATATACTGCACCTTGTTGTTCACATCTGTTAAAGTAATTTGTATAATCATCTATCAATTCATTAGGCATAAAATTTTTAAATAACCCTATATGATTATCTATGTAATATTGTTTGTCCATTAAGCTGCACCTCTGTTTTTTATTGGATCAAATTGTACGTCACAGTTTGCAGCTAGAGTTCGTCTTACTTCATCTGTCCCATTAAATGGATATACGCAATGTCTCATGTCATATGGAAAGATGTAAAAGTCTCTAAGGTCCATGGGTGGTTGATAATCTATCTTTGCAAACTGGCCATTAGCTGCTCCTAATATTTGTAGTCTTCCATTCTGTTGTATGTGACCTGCTGAATATTCTTTACCATAAGTAGATGGTAATTTTAAAACCATGACAGAAGACAGACCTGTAAATAACATACCTCTATGAACATGAGCTGGATTATATTCATGTTGTTTCATTTCATTAACCCAAATAGAATTTAAATGAGTTTCGTAATCTCTAATCTTATTAAAAGCTAGATAATGCCTAAACATTTCTATAAAATAATTTGTTACATCTCTTGGTAACATATTGTGATTTTTCATTTTGGATTGGTCTTGACCATGGTAAAATAAAGAATGTTCATTCTCTATCTTACCTACTAACTGACCATTAGCGGGTTCTAGGTTATGAAAGTTAGATTCATAAATATAGTTAATAGAGTTAAATATATTTAATGGAACCTGATACTTTAAAATCGATTGACCTAAAAATATAAAATCAAACTTTGGGTTTTCCATGTTGAGTTATCTGTTCTTTCTTTTCATAACTTTGTTCTAATTCACCAGACTTTTTAATTCTTTGTAAAGATTGTAGTTGTCCCATTACATTAAATATTTCAGACTCTGATGAGTTAGCGTTTAGTGTTTTTGCTTTCTCGTGATATTGTAACCCGTATGATTCAAGTTGATGTTGGTTAACATCTTTGTCATTAAATGATCCATCATTAAACTCACCTTTTAACTTAGACCACATTTTAATTTCTCTCATTCTATGTTTTGCAACTTTTTCCATAGACGCTTTACCAAATCTAGCTTCGTCTAAATCTATTTGATATTTAGTTTTTTTATAATCATCTTCTTCTTTATCTATTTTCTTTTCTAACCAAGTTATCTTTGCTTCGTTTCTTCTATAATCAAATGATAAAGTCATTAGGTTATCTAAGTAGGATGATTGTTCTCTTACACACTGCCAATATTTTGCAGCTTTAGTTGGATATCTATTGTCTTGTAATACAGAAAACCTTGCTTCTGTTTCTGTTCGAAACATTTGTTTCTTGGTCCATGTATCACGAAGCTCGTCTACCATACCTTTAAAGTCGGTAAGGTCTTGTTGTTCTAATAAATTATTTAAATGAGTTTCCTCTTTTTGTATAATATCTTTTACGTCTTTTTTATCTGTCATTTCTTTATCCTTTATGTTTCTCTCTTATATATATTATCTAAAATATATTACAAGTCTTAACTAGTTGTAAATGTTTTTGTTGTTAGCCCTGCAAACTGTTCTACCAATGCTACATTAGAGGGTGAACCAGGTGCTGGTACACCACCAGAAGCTAGTGCTGATGTATTAGTTGCTCCTGCAGAACCAGCTCTTAATCTTCCAGTATTCATATCGTTTGCTTCTGTCCAATTAGTTCCATTCCATTGTTCTGTTACACCTGTTGGTGCTGCTCCACCATAAGCTAATGCTGATGTTTGAACACCACTACCCATTAAAGCCTCTCTTCCAGTGTTTAAATCATTCACTTCTGTCCAGTTAGATCCATTCCATAATTCTGTTTTAGGTGTTCCTCCTGCACCACCAATAAGTAAAGCTGCTGTTTGAATTCCTGCTGCAGCTGCAGCATATCTAGGTGTATTTAAATCTGAAATTTCCGTCCAATTAGATCCATTCCAAGATTCTACAATATTGGTGCCAGGTGGTAAAAACCCACCTATAGCTAAACCTGCTGTATTAGTTCCTGCTCCTGAACTAGTTCTTCTTGAAGTATTCAAATTATTAACTTCTGTCCAATTAGTTCCATTCCAAGTTTCTGTGTTTCCCATATTTGATCCATTATTTCCACCAAACGCTAATGCAGCTGTATAAGTTCCCATTGATCCTTGTGAAGATCTTGCAGTGTTTAAATTATTTACTTCTGTCCAATTTGCTCCATTCCATACTTCTGTATCTGCAAGGTAAGTTGAAGAATACCCTCCCATTACTATAGCAGCTGTAGCTATACCAGCCCCTGACGTACTTGTTCTTGCTTGATTCAAACTATTAACTGTCGACCAAGCTACTACTGGAGTTCCTACATTACCTTTAAGAACATTATCTGTTGAGTTATACCAAACTTGTCCATCAAGAGGATTCGATGGGTCTGATGATACTACCTCAATATTTGTTCCTTTTATTTCTTTGTATGTCGTCATAATTAATCTGTGTCTATTGTTTTAGTTGTAAAACTTGGTTTAGTCCATTCTTCGGTTGCTGAACTTTGAGCAGTGGGTCCGCCATAACTTGCTTTTCCAGCAACTGCTGCAGCAGCTGTTGAGGTTCCCAATCCACTGTTGTTTAATTGATATCTTGCAGTACTTAAATCTGATGTTTCTGCCCAGTTTGTTCCATTCCATTCTTCTGTTTTTGCTGTAACATTATTTGGATTTGGATCTACACCCCCAAAAACTAAAGCAGCAGTATTAGTTGCACCTGCTCCACCCATTTCTCTTTTTTGTAAATTTAAATCATTAACTTCAGTCCAATTTGTACCATTCCATAATTCTGTATTTTTTACATCTCCTCCAGGTGTTTCACCACCTGCTATAATACCTGCAGTATAAGTTCCTGCTGTACCCATAGCTGATCTTGCAGTGTTCATATCATTAACTTCTGTCCAGTTTGTTCCGTTCCAATGTTCAGTATCATCTAAAAAACCTGCTGGAGAAGGACGATATCCTCCAAAAGCAATTGCCTCTGTATTTGTTCCTATACCACCCAGTGAAGATCTACCTGTATTTCCATCATTAGTTTCTGTCCAGTTTGTGCCATTCCAAGTCTCAGATAAAACTGATTGAGGTTCTGATGGATTGTATAAATTTCCAAAAGCAACTAAAGAAGCAGTTTGACTTCCAACAGTTGATCCAGCCATACGACCTCTACCAGTATTCATATCATTTACTTCTGTCCAATTAGACCCATTGTATAACTCTGTTAAATCTTGTTCATGTCCTGCTGGTGGAGGGGGATTTCCAGCAATACCACCGCCTGCAAATAGGGCAGCTGTTTGTATTCCATCTCCTTGACCAGATCCTCTACCTGTATTTAAATTACCACCTGTAGCCCAAGCTCCAATTGGTACGCCTGCACCTGTCCATTCTTCTGTTCCAGAAGTAGGTGTAGGGTTTCCACCAATACTCATTGCAGAAGGACTACTTGTTCCTGTGCCAGACGATGTTCCAGTACCACCAGCATTTCTTGATACTGTATTTAAATCAGTTGTTTCTGTCCAAGATGAACCATTCCAAAGTTCTGTGTTACCTACGTCAACTGCTGAAGGAGTTTCTCCTCCAAAAACTAATGCACTTGTATAACTTCCTGCACCAGATTGATTTCTTCTTTGTAGATTAAGGTCTGCAACTTCAGTCCAATTAGTTCCATTCCATTGTTCAGTTAAACCACCAGTGGGAATAGCACCACTTCCATTCATTAAAGCTGCTGTGTTTGTCAAACCTAAACCTCTTGCACCATTTCTTGCAGTATTAATATCGTTAACTTCGGTCCAGTTTGTTCCATTCCAACTTTCAGTATTTCCTACTGTTGCTGTATCCGTAGCACCTCCAAAAAATAATGCAGATGTTGATGTTCCAGAATTTCCTCCTGCTTGTCTTGCAGTATTTAAATCGTTTACTTCAGTCCAATTTGTTCCACCCCATAATTCAGTAGCTCCAGTAACCGTATTTCCAGTAGGAGGAAGTCCATATCCTCCAAAAGCTAAAGCTGCTGTATTACTATCTCCTGCACCCCTTAAAGAAAATCTACCAGTATTTAAATCATTTACTTCAGTCCAAGAAGTACCGTTGTATTTTTCTGTTTCTCTTCCTGGTGAACCACCACCTGCTACTAAAGCACTTGTTGGTGAAGATGCTACACTAGTAGCCATATCAGTTCTATTTGAATTTAAATTTCCGCCAGTTGCCCATGAACCAGCTGATGTTGTATTAGGTTGTTCAAACTTTAATACATTATCAGTCGCATTATACCACACCTCTCCCGTAATCGGATTATCGGGATTAGTCGTATAGTTCCGAATCTTTGTGCCATGTATTTCTTTATACTCAGCCATTTAAATTTTTACTCCTCCAATGTTATGTCAGCAGGTCT